ATGTGTAAAATAGTGTAGTTTTGAAGGCAGCGGTGGTGACCAGGGCGGTGGTAAGTAGAGCGGTAGTGGAGCAGATCGGTGCTATACACGGGGAATAGTGCGACACTAGCCTGTTATATATATATAATAAGAGGCTAATGTCACCCTTTTTTTCGTTACTTTTACCTACCTCACCGAGGTCTTCATCACCGTGCATAGCATTTAAATACGGGGTAGGACGGAGTCTACTCTTCCGCTCCTATTTCAAAAGCAGGCCCAGTCTCGGTGTATAGCAACCAGGTGACCAACCGCCACCCTGGTTACCTTAACCGGATATTATCTTCTTATGTTATCGTACTCGTCTCGTACCCATTCTTGTTCACCAGGACCAAGTTGATCGTAGTCCATGCCGAATTCCATCTGGGCTAGTACATTATATTCCCACATATTAGTATTGTTTTAAGGTTCCTTTATCATCAGACTTTGTAAATTCTTCACCGAAGTTGATCGTGTACATTAAATCTCGCATTTCTTCGTCGTGATCGTTTGCATCTAAGTATACTAATAGTAGACTTGTTAGTTTGTCAGCTTGTCGATTGTTTAATTTAATTTGTATCATAATATTGAATAATAAACGTCGTTTAAATTGTATATTGTTTCTTGTATTTTATAGTCTAATAGTTCTGTTTCAAATATTTCAGTAAAGTTTTCGTCTTCATCATCTAGACCTATTGTATTATTTATATATAATATATCCAGTTTACGATCGGTTTCATTACAGTATAATTGTACGGAAAAGTTATTTGATATCATAGTTATTATTTTTAGTTCATATATATTATCTTCATTACTTCGTATTAAGTCTGTATGTATAGCACCCGAGGGGGGAACCCCCGAAGGGGTCCATTACTTGACTAGTACTTCGTCACCTAGTTCTCGTACGAACTTCGGTAGATCGAATGTTTGACTGTAGTACTTGTACTTTTGGAAACATTTCATGTTGTCGAATCTGTCTTGTTCCAGTTGATACACTTTGTCATGGTCGTACTTGTGTACTCGTCCGTCATAGTCGGTGAATTGTACAACGATACCTTTACCGATTAATGATTTTCTGATGATGAATCTTTTTGATACTAAGATTTCTTTTTTGTTGTTGTTTTTCTTTGTTGACATAATAATTGAATTTTGGTTTATATTAATTTTTATTTGTTACATTTATATTATCTACTTGACTTCGTATTTAGTCTGTACTTGACTCATATTTATGATATGATATATCCCAGTCTGCATTGTCGAATAGGTATGAAAACTCACTATCCCATAACATTCGTTCCATGGTTTGATTAATTTCTTTGATACTTTGATCAGATTCTAAGGTGATAATTACTTTTCTCATTTTATTATTTTTATTTGTTACACTTATATTATCTTTACTCTTCCGTACTAAGTCTGTGCATAGCATTTATGTATAGCAAAGCGAGCGGAGCGAGCGCGCTTAAGCACCCGCTTCCAGCAAGTATTTATCTGCACCATCCGAGCATCACGGCACACACTCGGTCGCGCTGTGACGGTCTGACTCCAGCTTGAATCATCTCGCGTCGTGCAGCAGCCAGGCCACGCTCACGGACACGGTGCTTGAAGAACAGCTTTACGGCTAGGGTTTGCGTTAAGAACCTGTCAGATACGATCTGTGTTAGGTCTTCGAACTCGCAGTGCTCCAGGCAGTCGCCGCAGCGTTCGAGGTCTGGGTTTCCGAGCCACGGGTTAGCCCCGCAGCAGTTTGATACTAGTTCCATAATATTTTATTTTAAGTAGTTAACATTCGGTTTAATACTGGCCGCAACGGCTTGTCTGAATTCCCATTCACGCTTACGGTAGTCGTAGTCGGTACACCATTTCTCCCAGGCCAATATCTTTGTCAGGTTGGCAAGCTTAGGATTTTCGGCTTTGAACGCTTTTACACGGTCTAATTGTTCTTGGATCTTTTCTTGTGGATAGTCTTTGAATTGTGACATGGTTATTAGTTTATGTTCATTAATATTATCTTACTCTACTCGTACTGAGTCTGTGTACAGCAACCGAGGGGTTCACCCCGAGGGGCCCCAGGCACTAGGCCCAGGGAGTTGTTGGTATGTGACTCTTTAGGATGAATGTATATCCTTGGTAGTTGAACCAGGTTGATATCTTTTGTTTGTGGCCAGGCTCAGCAAAGGGCTTTGGTAGTTTGGATACTTTGAAGCCTATATATTTTTGGTTATTAATTCTTAGATAAGGCTTTTTGTTTTTTGAAGTTAATTTAATTTTTAAAGACATAGTTTTAAATTTTAATTAATATTTATTTTAATTTTAAATTTTATTTATTATTTTATTTTTCATTCAATTATATTATCTCACTCTACCCGTGTTAAGTCTGTGTATAGCATAGCGAGGCCAACGGCCGAGCAAATAAGAAATAGTTATTACCCAGCAAGCATACACACTGTAACTAAAAGCCAAAACTTCTACCGAAAACATCAGGTTTAGGCCCCCGTGGGGTTTCGCAAGTGACTTTTCTTTTCACACCCCCAAGCGTAAAATGTATATATAACCCACTACCTCTAATCATCTAACCCCAATTTTTACCATTTTTCAAAAAAAATCGCTAACGCGATAGTTGTGACATTAGGGTATTATATATAAATAGTAAGAGGCTAATGTCGCATTAAGTAATTTAAGTAACATGTAATAAATGTAATATGGCACAAAGACTTAGTACAAAAGCACGGAAGGCAAAGCTAGCAAGGGATCTAGCGACTGCAAAGACTCCAAGAAGAACAAAGATGCGCGCTGAGAACCAGCGTAAGCGTCGTGCTGCTTTGAAGTCGGGTAAGAACATTAATGGTAAGGACTACGACCACACGAAGAAAAAGTTTGTTTCGGTGAGAGCAAACCGTGGTGGTCATGGCCGTGGAACAAAGAAGAACAATACAAAATAGATGGCTAGAATAAAGAATTATAGCAGGGATATATCATTAAGCGGTAACGATTTGTTATTAGGCTCTTCGTATGAAGGTGTTGGACCAACGGGTCCTATATATAAGACAAGCTCGTACCGATTGAGTGATGTGGCCGCGTATGCTAATAATGTATTCTCGCAAGACGATGTTAGTTATAACTTATATAATTTAACAGAGTCTATTGGTGTATTCGATGAAAACTCGGTACTCATAAGCCCGTCCACTGACTTTGCTAACCTAGTAATCAATCAGGTCGGTTCAGTTGATACAGCTATTGCTGATTTGATTGCACAGAACATCAGCCAGATTACAGAGCAGGTGGCCAACCTGGTAGCACAAAACATAACTTCAGTGCCAGGTAGTGTTGCTAATAATATCATAACATCGGTAACTGAGATCAATCAGGTATTTGCAGATACGATCTTTGAGATCGGTACGATAACTGAAGAGTTTGCAAATGCATTGTTAGGTGAAGCTACAACCACTGCATACGCTACCGAGGATCAGTTTGATGCTTTATCTGCTACTGTTGGTATTAACTCTAGCAGCATATCTACAAACACTGCAGGTATTACTACTATTAATGGTGATATTACTGCCATTCAAACCGATGTAGCAAATAACGGTACACTTATATCTACCACTGCCGGCAACTTAACCGCGTTAGGTGTTAGGGTAACTACGGCTGAAAGCAATGTAACCACATTACAAACCGATCTAGTATCACTTACCACGACGGTTAATACTAACACAGGGGATATTGCAACGAATGCTACAGACATCTCTAGTTTAGGTACCAATATAAGTACTGCAAATTCAAACATTGCATTACTGCAAACCGATTTAACTTCACTTACTGCAACAGTAAATACGAATACCGGTGATATCTCTACTAACGCTACGGATATATCAACCCTCGTAACAAATGTAAATACCGCTAACGCGGATATTACGGCATTGCAAACAGACCTTACATCGTTAACGACTACTGTTAATGGTAATACAGGAGATATTGCAACCAATGCAACTGATGTTTCAGCGTTAGCAACAAGGGTAACTACCGCGGAAGCGGATATTACTGCAGCCGAAACCAATATAACATCACTTACCACAACGGTAAATGGAAACACGGGTGATATCACTGCTAATGCAAATAGTATATCAGCATTGCAAACCAGTGTAAGTACTGCACAAGCAGATATTACTAATATAGAAACTGACGTTACTAGCCTAAATACCAGCGTATCTAACAACGGTACAAATATTGCTACTAATGCAAGTAACATATCCGCATTAGGCACCAGAGTAACTACAGCTGAAGCTGATGTAACGGCAATTGAAGGTGATTTAACTTCCCTTACAGCTACGGTAA